ACTCCTTCATCTCCTATCGCTCCTTATGCCGTCGGGTTCACCACAGACAGGTTCAGAGAACCCAGCTTGATGGTCATGATGGTTGCAGCCTCAACATGACGACTTGCAGACAGCTCGCCGTACATCAGCAGGTTGCCACCAGTCAGAGCATCGTAAACAACAAAGTGGGTCATAGTGCCCCACTCGGAAGTGCTCTCCGCAAAATCAATCGCAGCATTGTTGGTCACGACGCCATTAACAGGGGCGCTCAAAGAAGTCAGCTCTACACGAGCATAGCCGGTGCCCTCACCAGGCTCAACAACGCCACTGCCATCCAGAGTAGGCGCGGCGCTACTCAGACCCAGATAATACTTCTCAGGCACAGCCGGGGTTTTCTTGAAGCCAAACACGTTGCCTGACACCAAATTCAGAAAATAGGTCGTATTCATCGTCCTCATCCTTTCTCAATGATTTTCTTTGTTGCTTAATGAGGGAAACTTTTGTTGATATTGTTCGCAATGCGAATAATACCCTGATCCGGGATCTCAATTTCCCCTGAGATATCCTGAATAGTAATCTGATAGATAAACTTACCGACCAGATCTACCGTTTCCTCTGGCAGCAACACCACACGCAGAACATTTGTTACAGTTCCGTCGCCGTCCTCACTCTTACTAACCTCCATCGGTTTGGCAATAAGCGGTGATCCGTTTTTGTTGACAAAATTGATCAACGCAAAACTGGCCGTACAGGAGG